ACTCGATAATTTCTAGGGCAACTGGACAAATCCTACAATCAAATCTTGAACTCTTGTTTAGTGGCGTAACTCTTAGATCATTTCCGTTTACATTTGATTTTACACCAAGAGATCAAGTTGAAGCAAAAGAAGTAATGGCAATTATTAGATGTCTAAAATCATCAATGGTACCAAAAAAAGGAAGCAATCCCGCACTGTTCATTGGTTCACCTAAAGTATTTCAATTGGAATATGTGACTGGACAAAGAGAACATCCATTCTTGAATCGATTTAAAATATGTTCTTTAGCACAACTGAGTGTTAACTATACAGCATCTGGAACATATGCAACTTATCCAGATGGTACACCAGTTCATATTCAAGTCTTATGTGAATTCAAAGAAATCAATCCAATCTATGCAGAGGATTATGAAGATCAAGAGGATGGATACTTAGCAGGAGGTGTAGGTTACTAATGTCTTATTTCAGAGAACTACCAAATCTTTTATATCAATCAACTCTTTTAGACAAAGTTTCTTCTAGAGACTATGTACTAATCAAAAACTTATTCCGTAGAGTCAAACTTCAAGACTATATTGCGGATAAAGTTGCTTTTTTTGATAAGTATACAATCTTAGATATACAGCGACCAGATAATGTCGCAGAGATCTTTTATGGTAAAGCAGACCTGGATTGGGTTGTAATCCTGACTGCAGGTATTACTAATATCAAAGATGAATGGCCACTTTCTAACTATGATCTCTATAGGTATGTTGAAAATAAATATGGTCTCACAGAGATGAATAATGTTCACCACTATGAAACCATTGAGGTTAGAGATAAAATTGGTCGATTAATTTTACCAGCAGGACAAATTGTAGATCAAACTTTTACTATTCCAACTCCTTATGATGCTTCTACTAATGGAAACTTTTATGTTGGTGTAAGACCAGAATCAACAAATATTGATTATAAAGCAGTTAGTGCAGATATTAGTCCAGTAACTGGTGTTAGTAACTATGAATATGAAACTATAGAGAATGAAAGGAAAAGAAAGATTCAATTAATGAAACCATCATATCTACAAATATTCTTGAATGATATGAGAAATATTATGTACTATGAAGATAGTAGTCATACAATTAATTCGAGATTATCAGTTACAGATAATACCAGATTGATCGGTCCATAAAAGATCTAGAATGAAACCGCAGAAGTAACTCTGCGGCATCACTATGGTAATCAGACTTTACTCCTCAGCAAGTTTAGCAAAGTATGCCATTGCGTCATCTTCTTCACCACTAGAAGAACTAGAACTCACGATGTCCTCTGCATTAAAGTCACCAGGAGTAGAAGTTACTGCAGGAGCAACACCACGACTAGAAGATCGGAAATCTTCCTCCGCCTCAACAGTTTCCTGATCTTGGAAACGAGGGGTGCCCTTGTTACCCAGAACATAATCAAGACGCTTCTTCAGTGCGTCATAGTCCTTAAACTGATCGGCAGCAGTGAACTCAGCGAGAGAGTTCTCTTTCTTCCAGATTGCTTCCATTGCGTCATCATCGTCCAAGAGTGCGCCTTGTGCGGCAAACTCAGAAGAATCATAGTTACGATAACCAGCAACGTTCTTTGCCTTCAGTTTGAAGTTAGCACCTTGCCAGAAGTCGAACGGATCGATTGCTTCCTCATCTTCAAACTCGGGTTGCATAGCAGCAGTGAGTTTGTCAAAGATCTTCTTGCCATACTTGTACAACATCACCTTACCTTCATTGGAAGGATTGGCAGGATCTTTTACAACGTAGATATTGCTGATGTAAGTCAATTTACGCTTCTGCTTACGTGCAGCATCTTTGCCTGCATCGGTGCCGTTGTTCCACAACAGTGAGTTATACTCAGATACAGGATCTTTCTGACCCAAACTAGTCAGAGAGTTTTCAATGTACCAACCACCAGGACCTTGGAAGGCGTGGGAGTACAGTTTCACGAAGGGAAGATCTTCACCATCAGGTGCAGGCAGGAAACGGATGACGGCATAACCATTGCCGCTCTTATCACACTCCAGTTTCCAGAGACGGTCATCAGAAGAACCGCCAGTATTATTCATTTTTTCGACTTCCTTGACCAGTTTTTGTGTCAGGGAGCCCAGTTTGGATTGCTTTTTAAGGTCTGCGAAAGACATTTAGATACCTCGGATAGGTTGGATGTTTTGGATTTGCTTAGATAGTATAACAAAGAATCCATCAGGCGTCAACGTGTTTTCTGAGTGCCTCGATGGTTGCATTCATACTACTGAATAGCATAGTCATATCAGTCTCAGGTGGGAAACCCATCATCGCGACTGATTTACGAAGATTCTCTTTCATTTCGACCGCTTTAGGATCGTCTGAAAGAGATAGTCTAGTATACATCACTCTTTGCTTTTCTAGCAAGTTTGTCAGTATACTAATATGTTCCAGTTGTTCTTCTTTGGACATCATACCAAAATCAAAGAGAGAACCATAGATTTTCTCTTGGAGATTATTAATTTCAGTTAGTTCTTCCTGAATAATTTCAGAGTCAAAAAATTCACCCATTTACTATTAACCGTAGAAGTTTTTTGTAATTGAATACATCTATATTTATGAAAGGACTATATTTTTTCAATTTCAAACTGACGGTTTCCCATACTGGATCAGTTAATTTCTTATCGAAATTTTTTGAAAAATGAAAGATTTTTTCGTAGATCACGAAATTTTCTAGAGACAATCTCCCGCTTAAGTATCTTTTCAGAAGAATGGGGTGTCCTTTGGAACAATCGAATAGTTTCTCGAATTCGTTCTCCGAGAACAACTCGTTGCTTTGTTCTTTGAACAAGTAAGTCGAACTCTGTTGTCGTTTTTTCCATTCGGCGTAAGTCCTTTCGCCAGAATTGATAATTTCTCCAATCCATAGATTTTGTGGGTTATCAGCAGCAGAAAAATTAGATACTAAAAAATTAACGACCTCTTCATCAGAATACTTACGAGAAGTCTTTTCAAACCAGTACTTATCCTTTCTCTTATTGAAAGAGGACACACTAGCACGAGTCTTAGCTCCGTATTTGAAGAAGTCGTATTTGGGATTTGTGAAATGATTTTTTAGTGACAAATAATGTTGATATGTTTCAAAGGGTGTCACGATCATAAAGGAAGTTTTGCTCTTGAAGTTCGTTTCATAAAGTTAAGACGTGTTGCGTCCCACTTAAGTTTCTCTTTTAGAGGTTTTGAAACGAGTTTGGTAATTGAGTCTACCTCAAGTTCATTGATTTCGCAATAGTGTACGATAGCATCAATGTAATTAAATTTTTCTTCGGAAGCAATTTTTTCAATCTCCAAAGCAAATTTGGAAGGAGTTAGAAATTTACTTTCGATTGCCTTCTCTAGTTCTTTATTAGGTTCCATAGAGCTCCAGTTTATCTCTAACAAACTTTCCAATGTACTCGGTAAGAAGTTTGATGTACTTTGATTTGTCTCTTTCTTCATAGACGACGCATTCTCCATTTTCACAAGCCATAATAATTACAAGTTTTTGGACTGATATTCCAGTCAGTTCATACAGCATACAACCATATGCCATGCACTGTACAAAATAATGATCGATCCATTCCCGTGGTTTGGGTTTGGCAGATGTTTTGAAGTCGATTATAGCTAACTCGCCGTCGTATTCAGCGATACAATCTACAGTCCCTGCTACGCCTAATTGTTTGCTGTACAGAGACCCTTCAAGGGCGTAAATATTATTTATAAGATTTAACTTTTCTTTACAGATATTAAAAAGAAATTTAGAAATAGGAGGAACATCTGGTAGTTGTTCATTTTTTATGAAGTATTCAACCAATGTATGCATATCTGTACCACGTCTTGTAGAACGTTTAGTGATACGATCTGCTTCCTCATTACCAACTCTTTTACGCCATTTGACAAAGATTTCCTTATTGAAATGACTGGTCACCGAAGTAATGGAGACCAGTCTAAGGAGTTCTTCTTCATCAGGCACTTTATAATAACGGACCCCATCAATAGTTTCTCTTTCTAGAGATGGAAGATCCACATCAACGTGATTGAACATTAAAATCCAGATTCCATTTTTGCGATAATGTATTCTTTGACAAGTCCAGAACGAACAATGTCATCTACATCAAATTCAATTATATCAAATGATTGCATTTTACGCAAGATGTTCATAAAATCAACAATACCATTTCTCTCATTTGCCTTATTTAAATCAGACTGACGAGAGTCACCACAGAAACAAATCCTAGTATTTTCACCAACACGAGTGATAATACTATCAAGTTCGTGGAAGTTTAGATTTTGAAACTCATCTACAATAACAATAGCATTATCAAGAGTGGTTCCACGTAAGAATGAAGTGGACCAGAACTTGATCGATTCCTGAGACTTTAGGTTACCATACAACATCTCAAAGTCAGCATCACTAGGCATTTGGAACATATACTTGACCATATTCTTATAAGGAATCTGGTAAATATCTGCCTTATCTTCATGAGATCCAGGAAGAAAACCAATCTCTCTAGTAGCAACAAGAGAACGTACAAGGTAGATACGCTCATACGGTGTATTCTCATCTAAAACATCACGAAGTGCGTTGTAGAGGGTTATAAAGGTCTTTCCTGTACCTGCACATCCATATGCAATAATATGCTTGCCTTCATTATAAGAATCAAATAGTCGTTTTTGATTATCTGATAAAGGATCAATATCAACCAAATATTCTCGACTAAGTGGTTTTTTCCG